GGTTGGGCCGGGTGACAAGGTGCAGATCGTCCGCGCAATCACGACCTACATGCTCGACCCGCAAGGCATCGAAGACATCTCGCTGCTGGATCTCACTACCATCCGGACACTGGACTACACCCGCAAGGCAATCCGTGAGCGCGTGGCGTTGCGCTTCCCGCGCGAAAAGCTTTCCGCGCGCACGCCGGACAAGGTGCGTGGCGAGATCATCGATGTCCTCTACAAGCTCGAAGAGCTGGAGATCATCGAGAACGTGACCGAGAACCTGCCCGGCGTGATCTGCGAGCGTGACTCGCAAGATCCCAACCGGCTGAACGCCAAGATCCCCGTGGATGTGGTCAACGGCCTGCATGTGTTCGCCGGCCGCATCGATTTGCTGCTGTAACAGGAGGCCGACATGGCACTGCAAGAATACCTGGGCGCCATCGTGATGGAGCTCGATGGTCAGGAGGTCGAGGTCGACAGCCTCGACGTGACCCACAACACCGGCCGCCGCCTGGTCAAGACCATGAACAAGACCGGCCGCGCCAAAGGCTTCTCCAAGGGCATCGAGGAGTTCAGCCTGCGCGTGACGGTGGCCATCCCGGCCGACGGGTCGGAGCCCGACTGGAAGGGAATCGAAGGCGCCAAGATCACCGTCTATCCGCTGGAAGGCGGGCAGCGCACCAGTTACCTGGACTGCTTCACCACGGAGGTGGGCGCGCAGTACCAGGTGGATGGTGACGCCAAGCGCGACCTGTCCATGGTGGCGCTGCGGGAGGTGAGCGAATGATCACGGTCGAAGGTAGTTTCATCGACGGTATCGGCCAGGGCGAAGGGATCGAGGCCGCCCGGAAATTCACCTTGCGCTCCGGCATGGTGCTGGACTCGATCGAAGCGCTCGAGGAGCTGGGGCCGGACGCCTCGGGTATCCGCCTGCAGTACGCCACCGTGGCCCGCCGCCTGGCGGTGGAAGGCATCGACCAGGTGACCTCCGCGATGGTGTTTCACCTGTCCGAGCGTGACGGCGAGGTGCTCCAGGACAAGCTGGCCGAACTGGAAAAAAAACTCTCCGAGTCGAAGAGCGACTAGAACCGATCCGGGTGGCGCAGGCGCTCTTCGCCCGCGCCGGTCTCGACCCGGACAGGGTCATCCGCGCCCCGGAGCATGAAGTGCTGGCGCTGATCCGGGCGATCTCTCGCACCGGCCCCGCGCCCAGCCTGTCCATGGCGGTGGCAGCCACGCCGCCGGGCGTGACCACCAAGCGCTTCGTCAACGTCAAAGCCAAGAGGCGCAAGCCATGAAGGATCTCGAGTTTTCCCTGGTGATGCGCCTGCGCGACCAGGCTTCGCGCCTAGTGCAGCGGGGCATGCGCGACATGCGCGGCGAGACACAGCGCACCGACCGCAGCCTGGGGCAACTGGGCCGCACAATGCAGGCCTACGAGCGCAGCGCCACCACCGCCGAACGCCAGTCGCGCGGGCTGATCTCGACCATGCGCCGCATGGCCGCCGAGCGCGGCCCGGTGGCCATGGTCAACACCCTGCGCAACGTGGTGAGCTACGGCGGTCGCGCCATGCGCACCCTGGAGCGCATGCGCGATGTGGCCGCCGGGGTGGCGGCCGGCGCCTATGTGGTGGGCCGCCCCCTGGGGCGGCAGATGGACTACAGCATGCGCCTGGCGCAAATGGCCAACACCGCCTTTGCCGACCGCAACACCGTCGGCCGTGTGGCCGGCAAGCGCGAGCTGGATGCGGCCATCGTGCGCGCGGTGCGCTATGGCGGTGGCACGCGGGACAGCGCCGCCTCCAGCCTGGATACCCTCATCGCCTCGGGCGCGATGTCGCCAAGCGTGGCCATGGCGCAGCTGCCGGGCCTGATGCGTTCCTCGACCGCCAGCGGCGCCGACCCGAACGAACTGGCGCAGATCGGTATTCGTGGCATGCAGACCTTCGGCATCAAGCCGAACGAAATCGGCCGCGCCATCGACATGGCCATCACCGCCGGCCAGGCGGGCGGCTTCGAATTGCGCGACATGGCCAAGTGGTTACCGCAGCAGATGGCCGCCGGGCGCCTTTCGGGCCTCTCCGGCATCGGCGGCCTGGCCAAGATCCTGGCCGCCAATCAGGCCAGCGCGATCACTGCCGGCAGCAAGGACGAGGCGGGCAACAACCTGGTCAACCTGCTGGCCAAGATCAACAGCCGCGAAACCGCCATGGATGCAAAGAAGTACGGCATCGACCTGCCCGGCACCCTGGCGGCCGCGCGCGGCAAGGGCATGGATTCCCTGGATGCCTTCGTGGCCCTGGCCCGCAAACTGGCCGACGCAAATCCGGACTTCGTGAAGCTCAAGGCGCAGCTGGGCAGCGCCCCGGCCGGCGATCGCGCCGCACTGCTGGCCAGCCAGGCGGACATCCTGCAAGGCTCCGCCCTGGGCGGCCTGGTGCAGGACCGCCAGGCCATGATGGCCCTGGTGGCGCTGATGAACAACGGCGGCTACATGGCCGACGTGCAACGCCAGGTGCTGGCGGGCGGCGGCGCCACCGAACGCAACTTCGCTGTCATCGCCGAGGAAGCCGGATACAAGACGCAGCAGATGCTGAACGAATCGGCGATCGCCAGCAATACCGCGTTCGAGAAGCTCGCGCCCGCCGTAGGCGACGCCGCCGAGAAGGTGGCCGCCTATGCGCAGGAATACCCTGGCCTCACGTCGGCGCTTTCCGCCGCCACCACCGGATTGACTGCGCTGGCCGTCGCTTCGGGTGCATCCGGGCTTTCAAGCATGCTGCGCGGCGGCGCGGGCAAAGGCGTTGGCTCCGTGCTTGGAAACGCCGGAAAGGCGCTGCCAAAAGGCCCCTTGCGCGGCCCCCTGGGTGAGCTTCGCAACGTCGGCAAGATCGGCACCGCCGCACGCCTGGGTACCGGCGGATCGCTGGCGCTGGCCGCCGGCCCCATGGCGGCCATCTATGGGGCCAGCGAATGGGCTGGCGACACCTCGCACGACCAGGAGCGGGTGGGTTTTCTCAAGGGCCTGAGCGATTCCCTGGGTTCGCTCATGCCGGACTTCACCGGCGGCGCTCGCGCCCGTTACGAGGCGGCCAGGAATCAGCTGACCGTGAAGGTGGACGTCGAGGTGAAAAACGGCAATATCGTGGCCTCGGTGCGCGAGGCGGAGGCGCGCGACGCAAGTCGCAAGTGAGCAACACCGGAACGGCTTCCGCCTGATTCGCCATCGCGCGCGCGCGTAACGTGCGCCCATGGCCTGGGCAGACTCCCTTCTCGAATGCAGCTTTCGTGGCGTGACCATGGACGTGCTGCGCACCAGCGACACCGTGGAGCGGTCGCAGGCCCTGCATGCCTATCCGTGGGTCGATGGCGCCGACATCGAGGACATGGGGCGCGGCCCGCGTGGCGTGGCCCTGGTGGCCATCTTCTACGGCGGCGACTACGAGACCCGCCTGCAGGCGGCCATCGCGGCATTCGATCAGGGCGGTGCCGGCGAGCTGGTGCATCCGGTGTTCGGCTCGCTCAATGTGCATCTGCGCCGCTACAGCATCGACCACGAGGCCGACGGTGTCGACCAGGCGGTGGTGCAGCTGGAGTTCATCGAGGCGCGCGATCAGGCACAACCCTTTTTCTCTCGCGCCCTGCCGGTTCAGCAGGCGCAGGCGGTGGGCGGATACAGCGCCGTTGCGCGCAATTCGGCCGCCAGCGCCGTGGCCGATGTCATCGACCGCCTGCGCGCCTCCGCCCCGCTCAAGGCATTCAATGATCTGCGCGAGACCATGCTCGCCCCGATCACCGAGGGGCTGGCCCAGGTGCAAGGCGTGATTCTGTCCGGCGCCGATGTGCTCACCGAGCCGCGCGCATGGGCGAACGATCTCGCATCGCTTGTCGACGGCATCGTGGATTCCCGCGACTTCGCCGATGGCGTGATGGCCGATTGGCAGCACATCGCCACCGCCTTCGGCCGCTTCGACGCCTTGTTCGGCGACAGCGGCCAGAGCGTGAGCGCCACCGTTACTCCGACCGAATCCAAGGCCGCCGAGGCGGTGAAAGTAACCACCCAGGTGACCGTGGCCACCGGCGCGGCCGAAAACGCCGCCTCGCTGCTGAGCGCCGAGGCCGAGACCGCGACCCTCACCCCGGACGAGATCGAGGGCGTGGCCAATGCCGCGCGCACCGATCTGGAGGCGGCCATCGAGGCGGTGCGCGCGCTGTACCCGCTGGAGACGGCCCGCACCATTATCGAGCCTCTTCGCGACCAGGCCCTGGCCGTACAGGAGGCCGCCCGCGCCGTGATCGAGGCCCGCCCACCCCTGGTCGTCCGCACTTTGGACGCCCCCGGCAATCTGCGCCTGATCGCCCATCGCCTGTATGGCGATCACGCCCGGGCGCCAGAGCTATGGCGCCTCAACACCATTCGCACACCCAATGCGCTCACCACCGGGGACCGGATCAATGCCTACGCGCAATGACCGCGCCGAGGTGCAGGTGTTGATCGGCGGCCATGTGCACGCCGATTGGGACATGGCGGAGATCGATAGCGACCTGCTCACGCCGGCGGATGCCTGGCACGTGTCCATCGGCACCGAGGACGCGCCGTCGCTGCCCGCCTATGTGGTGGATGGGGCACAGACCGAGATCCGCATCGATGGCGAACGGGTCATGACCGGCCGAATCGACCAGGTGGATGTGGACGTGGCGCCGGGTCAGCACGAGCTTTACCTCTCGGGTCGCGATGGTGCGGCCGTGTTGGTCGATTGCAGCGCCCCCCTCTTCACCGCCCGGCAGATCGGTCTGGCCGATATCGTGGCCAAGATCGTGAAGCCCCTGGGCATATCCCGCGTGCGCATTGATGCCGCCGCCACCCGGCGCCGCGAAAAGATCAACGTGGAACCCGGCGACAGCGCCTGGGACGCCCTGGCCAACGCGGCCGAGGCCAACGGCCTGTGGCCATGGTTCGAACCCGACGGCACCCTTGTGGTGGGCGGGCCGGACTACACCGCCGCGCCCGTGGCCACGCTCATCATGCGCCGCGACGGCACCACAAACATGGAACGCCTGACCCAGCGGCGCAGCATTGTGGGCCGCCATTCGCGCGTCACCGTGCTGGGTCAGACCCACGGCACCGAGACTGAAACCGGCAAGCACGCTCTGCGCGCCTCGGTGGATGACACCGGTGTGAGCTGGTACCGCCCGCGCATCGCCGTCGACTATGAGGCTGACAGCACGGCGGTGTGCGAGTCGCGCGCCCGCAAACTGATCTCTGATGCCCGCCTGGCCGGCTACACCCTGATGGCTACGGTCAAGGGCTGCCGCATTCACGCCCCAGGCGAACCCGGCAACGGGCAACTGTGGCGGCCCGGCACCCGCGTGCATGTGGTGAGCGAGCCGCACGGCATCGATGCGCCCATGTTCCTGATGGCGCGCCGCTTCCGGCTGTCGCGCAGTGGCGGGCTCACCACCGAGCTGACGCTCAAGGAAGATGGCGTGTGGGCGATCGAGGCGCACCCGCACCGGCGCAAGCATCGCCGGGGAAAGAACAGCCAGCCAGGCGAAATCGTTAACGTGTGGGACAAAACGCAATGATCGATGTCATCGACAAGCGCATCGATCGTGCCATGGGCCGCGTACGGAAGGCGTTCCGTGCCGTGCTCTCTCGGGTCAGTACCGCCCCGGCGGTCGCCCTGGTTCAGGCCAGCGGCGTGGCCGGTGAAACGCTCCAGGATGCCGAGCTGTTCCAGCACTACGGTTACACCTCCGCCCCGCCGGCCGGCACCATGGCCGTGGTCTTGCCCATCGGCGGCAAGACGGCCCACGGCATCGTCGTGGCCACCGAGCATGGCAGCTACCGCATTCGCGGACTCAAATCCGGCGAAGTGGCCATCTACACCGATGAGGGCGACAGCATCGTGCTCAAGCGCGGGCGGATGATCGAAGTCACCACCGACGTCCTCAAGATCTCGGCAGCCATAAAGGTGCAGATCGACACGCCCTTGATCGACACCACCGCCGACATCGATGCGGACGGCGAGATCACGGACAGGAAGGCCACCGGTGGCCGCTCCATGTCGCACATGCGTGAAGCCCACTACACCCATACCCATCGCGAAAACGACGTGGGCGGGGAAACCAACGTGCCGACTCAGCAGGATTCGCCATGAGCGCAATCTGGATCGATCCGGTCACGCGTGACTACCGCCTTGCCGCAGGGCGCCTGGAAAGCGACCCGGCCAATGGCCTGGCCAACGCCGTGTACCTGCGCCTGATGACCCCGCGCGGCAGCTACTGGGCCGAACCGCTCATGGGCAGCCGCCTGCATGATCTGGCGCGCGAGAAGGACGTGGCCCGCGTTGCCATCCTGGCACGCCAGTATGCCGCTCAGGCGCTGCAACCCATCATCGATGACGGCCGTGCCAGCACCATCAATATCGACACCGAGCAGCCCCGCAACGGGCGCTTGAACCTGCTCATCACCGTGACCGACGCCGGCGGCGATCGCGTCACCTTCACCCACCCCGTGGAGGTGCTCTGATGCCGTTCACCACGCCCGACTACATCGCCATTCGCGATGCAATCCTGCGCGACATCGCCAACCAGCTGCCCGACGCGGCGGTGGGCTCCGATAGCGACTACGCCATTCGCGCCAATGCCGTGGCAGCCGCCATCGAGGGTATCTACCAGCACCAGCAGTGGATCGCCCGCCAGATCCTGCCGGACACGGCCGATGGCGACTACCTGGAGCGCTGGGCAAGCCTGTACGGACTCACACGCAAGGCCGCCAGTTTCGCCGATGGTTCGATCACATTCATCGGCACTGTGGGGGCGTCGGTACCGATTGGCACCGAGGCGCGTACCGCTGACGACGTCGCCTATGTGACCACGGTGGCCAACGTGATCGGCGCGGGAGGATCGGTCGATATCGCCGCCCAGGCTGTTACGGCAGGCGAAGCGGGAAATGCCGATGCAGGCACCGCCGTGACCCTCACCAGCGCCCCGGCCGGTGTCAGCAGTGCAGGCGTCATCGTCACGATGACGGGCGGTGCGGCGGTGGAATCTAACGCCGATCTGCTTGCCCGCCTGCTGTCCCGCATTCAGCAGCCTCCCCACGGCGGGGCTCGGCACGATTACGAAGCATGGGCGCTGGCCGTGGCCGGTGTCGATCGAGCCTATGTGTTCCCACTTCGTCGAGGGCTTGGCACCGTCGACGTGGTTCCCATGCCGGCCTCCGGCCTGCCTGGCGTGCAGCTGCTGTCGGATGTGCAAGATTACATCGATGACGTGCGCCCTGTGACGGCGGACTGCCTGGCGCTCTCGCCCACTGAGGTGCAGGTTGACGTGACGGGCACGCTCACACTTGATGGGACGCGGTCACTCGTCGATGTCGTGGCGGACATCAACGCCGCGCTGGCGGCATATTTCGCCACACTTGCGCCCGGCGATACCGTCGTTCGAACGCGTATCGCAACCATCATCGGTAGCGTCGATGGGGTGGCCGACTTCGTGCTGTCGGCCCCGGCCGCCAACGTGGCCACCACCGTGGATGACACCACCGTCGAGCTGGCCACCCTGGGCACGGTGACGCTTTCATGAGCCACGTCGACCTTCTGCGCCACCTGCTGCCGCCGGCGAGCATCGACCCGCAGGCGCCGAACATGGGCGCCGAGCTGGACGCCGAAGGAACGGCGCTCGACACCGCCCAATCGGATGCGGCCGCGCTGCTGCGCGAGGCAGACCCTCGCGGCGCGCTGGACCTGCTTCCTGACTGGGAGCGAGTCACCGGCCTCCCGGACACATGCAGCAGCGGTTTGGCAACCACCTTGCAGGAGCGCCGCGACGCTGTCGTGACGAAGATCGTCGGCTTGGGTGGTGCCAGCCTGGATTACTTCGCGGGAATCGCCGAGCGGCTCGGCTACACCGTCGAAATCGCCGAATACCAGCCATTCATCTGCGGCATCAGCCAGTGCGGTGTTCAGGCCCTGAATCCGGCTGAGATGCGACTTGTTTGGCGAGTGAGCCTGGCGGACCCGCGCGTCACCTATTTCCGCTGCGGTGAGTCGCAGGTCGGCACGGACCCCCTGCTCAAGATCAGCCGTGCCGAAGATTTGGAGTGCACGCTCCAGCGCCTAAAGCCCGCCCACACTCGACTTTTCGTTTCCTACGAAGGAGCGTAACCATGGATTACAACCCGCCCGTTGGCGGATCGCCAGGCGATCCATACATCAACGGCAACCCCACTACCGGCACCGAGGGCAGTATCCCGCCCGCCGCCGCGGTCGAATTCCCGCAGCGCGAGATTGTCGCTGCAATCGTCGCAGCCGGACTTACACCGGACAACGGAGATCTCACTCAGCTTGCCGCCGCTATCAAAGCAATGACGCTCGGAGGGGAAGCGCAATCCTGGGTAAGCATGACGGGGCTGCGCAGCGCAGGCGTTACCTACTTCAACACGACTGGGCGGCCGATTTCCGTCTCAGTATTGGTTACGTGCCCAACCGGAGCATTTGCCAACTTTGTTGTCGGTGGGGTGAGCGTATCCGGAATCACCGGGAATTCCAATTCGCTGACTGTCGGCGACGGCGGAAGCGTCATCGTCCCGGATGGGGCGTCTTACGTGCTCAACACCACAGGCGGTGCAACCCTTAACACATGGACCGAACTTCGGTAATGAGGAGATAGATATGCCGTACTACAAAGACGCGGTTGGCGCTCTCTATTTCATCGAAAGCGATGAATTTCGCGGTCTTCTTCCGGGCGATTGCCAGCAAATCACGGACGATGAGGCAAGCGCACTGATGCCGAGCGCCAATCCTCACGTCCCTACCTACGTCACCATGCGACAGGCCCGTCTTGCCCTGCTTCAGCAGGGACGCCTGGCAGCGGTGAATGCAGCGGTATCTGCCGCTGACGAAGCGACACAAATTGAGTGGGAGTTTGCACAAGGAGTGGATCGGTCGAGCCCGATTGTGGAAGCAGTGTCGTCCGCGTTGGGGCTTACGCCGGACGATCTTGACGCCCTTTTCACGCTTGCCGCCAGCTTTCAGTGAGTGAAGCCATGATCATTCTGTACGCATTGATGTTGTCTTTCTGCCTGGTCTGGCTCACCTGGGGCGCATATGTGGCCATTATGTACATGGACCTCAAGCGCGACCAGCTGGGCTGGCCCGCGAAGGTCTTCGGCTACCCTTGGCTGTGGTTCGGTTTGGTGCTCGATGCCACGCTGTCGATTGTGGTCGGCACGGTGGTATTCGTCGATCTTCCGCGCGAGTGGCTGCTGACATCCCGCCTCAAGCGCTACATCAACACCGCCCCGCCCGGATCGTGGCGAGAGCGCCTCGCCTCGTGGCTATGCACCCACCTGCTCGACCCCTTCGACAAGCGAGGCGATCACTGCTGATCTGGTGCCTGGTCAGGCCGAAAACTCAGGAGGGGCCTGCGAGGTAACAAGAAGCGGATTTCCAAGTTTTCGGCAGTGACAAAAAGCGCGCAAAACGATGACAAAACGCTCGCGCCGCTACAGGTCATTTCATGAATAGCGTCTTAAAAAAGCAAAAAGCCAGCTTTATAGCTGGCTTAACTGCTTGATTCTATTGGTCGGGGCGGCGGGATTCGAACTCGCGACCCCTTGCACCCCATGCAAGTGCGCTACCAGGCTGCGCTACGCCCCGACACAAGCGGGCAATTATAGGTTAAGCGGGCCAAAACCACAATCGGATTATCAGTCCTTCAACTCGTTGAGGAGTTGTGTCAGCGCCTCGCGCGCGCGCGCGATCTTGCCGCGAAGATCTTCGGCCTCATGGGCATCCTCGTGAGCATGGATGGCCGACGCGTTGAGCTGGTTGCGCGCCCCGGAAATGGTGAAACCTTCCTGGTAGAGCAATTCGCGGATACGGCGAATCAGACGGACTTCATGATGCTGGTAATAGCGCCGGTTGCCCCGGCGCTTGACGGGCTTGAGCTGGGTGAATTCCTGCTCCCAGTAGCGCAGCACATGCGGTTTGACCCCACACAGCTCGCTGACCTCGCCAATGGTGAAATAGCGCTTCGCCGGAATCGGCGGAAGCGCGTCCATTCCATCTGAATTAGGGCTTTCCTGCATGGCTTAGCGATTCCACAGCAGCTTTGAGCTTTTGGCTGGCATGAAAGGTAACGACGCGACGCGCGGTAATGGGAATTTCCTCACC